TACTGACGCATATCAGGCACAGAGGAAGTGAAGACCTTTAAAGATTTTACGCGCGTGTGATGTAAGATGCATTTTCGCACAATACAGGCATCGGCGCTTAAATCGGTGTTTGAGGTTCTTAAAGATATAATCAACGATGTTAATGTTTATTTTTCACCAAAAGGAATACACATATTGACTCTTGATACAGCTCGTGTCACCCTTGTGCATATGGAGCTTGGTTCCGAGAATTTTGAAGAGTATGAGTGCCCTAGTGATATCGTAGCTGGACTGAACATGGCCAACGTCTACAAACTCCTCAAATCGGTAAGTGGACAAGACACCCTCTTTGTTCGTATTGAGGGCCGTGATTATATGGAAATTTATATAGAAAATCCGGAGAAGAAGTCTGCGACGAGCTTCAAGCTCAAGCTCCTGGATATCAACGAGGATATCCTAGAGTTTCCAGATATTAACATGAACGTCATCACCACCATGCCCTCTGTAGATTTTCAGCGCATTACCCGTGATATGGGTAACCTTTCAAACGAGATGGACATTATCCGTGACGGCAACAAGCTTGAACTGAGCTGTCGCGGCGACTTTGCCGACCAAAAGACGGTTATTGAGTTCCCTGAGACGGTGAAACGGACTGGGAGCACCTTCAGTCTCAAGTATATCAACTTGTTCACAAAGGCGACCAATATGTGCTCAAGTGTACAGTTGATGCAAGACTCTGAAAATGAGAACATGCCAATCATCTTCAGATATACAATTGCAAACTTGGGTGATCTCAAGTTCTATTTGGCTCCAAAAATTGACTCTAGTTAAGAGATTAATTTATAATACTTAAATATGGAAGCCAGGTACGAGGAGAGGATAAAAGCGTGTACAAACGAGGACGAGTTGGCAGATTATCTTCTTTCGTGTATTCCTATTATTAAAGAATACACGGCAGAAGTTTCCACCATTTCAGGAGCGACGAAAAAGGTGGCGAATATTGAGGTGGCGTCACGCAAGGGGGTTCAACGCAAGGATATTTATAAGAAATATCTTCAAGAGGTTGAGGGGGCTTTCATTGACGTGGGCAAGAATGAGATGCATGAAAAGCCGTGTTCACAATGCGGCACAATGTACGGCCGTATATTTGACGAGTCAGCCTCTGAGGAGATTTGCAGGAAGTGCGGGGCGGTTGAGTACATACTCAGTGAGGAGGTGGGGTTCAAGGAGGAGCAGGAAATAGAGAAGCACATAGTATATTCTTACAAACGTGAAAATCATTTCAATGAATGGATAAGTCAATTCCAAGCCAAAGAGTCTACACACGTCCCTGAAGACGTCATTGCTAAATTAAGAACAGAATTCAGAAAGCAAAAGGTCAAAGACCTTAATGAAATAACCCACGAGAAAGTCAAGTCCCTTTTGAAAAAACTAAATTACGCCAAGTACTATGAACACGTACCATATATAGCAAGTATAGTAAGCGGTATCACTCCTCCAACGATGCCTCAAGAGCTTGAGGATAAATTACGTATAATGTTTCACGCTATTCAGGCACCATTTGAGAAGCATAAACCAACAAATCGCAAAAACTTTTTATCGTATTCATTTGTGTTGTACAAGATGTGTGAAATCCTCTCGGAAGATCAGTATCTCCCGTGCTTCCCGCTTCTCAAAAGCCGTGAGAAGCTTTACATACAGGATCAAATTTGGGAGAAAATATGCAAAGAGCTCAAGTGGGAATTTATTCGCACGGTATAATTAAGAATTAAAGTTTTTATGTACTACTATAGTAATGGGTGATCTCATAAAATGTTCAAACTGCTCACGCCTTCCTCAGCCCAAAGAAGAATTTATAGGATGTAGAAACAGGGTGTGTAAACTATGTAGAAAGTGTAGAGAAAAATATAACAAACAGAATTCTACAGAGGGTCGTAAAGAAGTGGTAGAAAGGTGGCGAGGAAACAACAGGGAAAAGATTATAGAACAATGCAGAAAGGCATCTAACGCGTGGGTTCAACGTGAAAAGGAAAAGGACACCGTGGCATACAATGCCAAGCTTCAGGCGAAGCGCAAGAAATGCGCCACGACTAAACTCAAACAAATGAAAGCAAGTGCTACAAAAAGAGATTTATTATGGGAACTTGCAGATGAAGTTGCTTTAGAAATGGTGAAATCTCCGTGTGTTTACTGTGGGTTTATAAACCTTGATATAACCGTGAATAGTATAGATCGTCTTGATTCATCCAAAAATTATACACCATCTAATTGTGTCCCATGTTGTGTTCATTGTAATATGATGAAAGGATGTTATGACCCCTATACTTTTATTGAAAGATGCCGAAAAATTGGAGAATGCAGAATGACGTTCACGGATATAACAAAATGTGATTTGCCAAAAACTCAAACGAGGAAAAGACTTAACAATCAATCATCTCAAGAGGCATAGGAGGCGGTGGGTTGAGGACAATCTCCTCAAACTCCAGGGGTCCGTTTTTGTCTGGAAAATTTATCAGGTATCCCGTCTTGATCTCCAAGAGCTTCAGGTAATTTCGGGTCTGAATTCGGTAAACCTCGTTGAGCTTACTTACCGACTTGAGCTCCACCACAACCTTGCGGTCAATGATGAGATCGGCCCGGACATTGCCCACGTTCTGGCCCGAATAGAAGACGGGGATGATCCGCTCCGTTTCGTAGTAGATACCCTGGTTTCGCAGAGCAACTTCAAAGGCGGAGTGGTATACAGACTCTGAGTACCCAGGTCCTAGGGACTCCCAAATGTCATTAGAAATATTACGCAGAGTATACTCCATGACCCCTGCTTGAAAAGCAATGTTATCCTTTAGAAGGGATGTTTTGGATAGGACACCTGTTAACGACGCGTGTTCACTTTGATAATATGAATCTGGAAGACGCGTTTTGGGCCATCGCCCCTGACCTCCCCATGTCACTTTTTTTATCACCCGGGGGGGCCTTTGTGGACCCAAACACGCCTTGGCGGGTGATAAAAAACTGGCCATCATATCTTCTATTTTATAAACTACCTCACTCTTTATGGTTCTTAATTTTGATCAAAAAATCAAGAGCCCGAAAAATTTACGCTTTACATATTCTCATGGATATTTTGAGTCATACAGGTGAGTGGTCTATAGAACCTTTTTTCCCAATGGGTCCTGCGGTACATGGTATTTGGGACCCTGTTGAATGGACCTAGCGGCGAAGGCGGGGTTTATTTGGCATGCGGTTTATAAGAGAAAGATTCAAAGGCGCGGCTCCTGCGTTTAGAGCAGGACGCGCGATGTTCCCAACTGTCGGCTCCTTCCCGGCCGCCAAACTGGCAACCAACAATTGCACGGTTCTTTCTTGACTTTTAATAGTCAACATTGCAAGGTTCTGGTTTCCACGGCGCACCTTGAAGTGGAAATACTCACGGACCATGAATGCTATCAGAGCCATAGTCATCAAAAACTTGCCGTAGTTGTCCTGGAAAATCGTAAGCGCTGCGGCCGAGGCAGTGGCGACACCAGACCTAGTGAAAAAGGCGATCCACGCCAAGTTGGCCTGTTGGAGAATTTTAGTGGCTGTGCCAGCCGCCTGTGATTTCACAGCGGGAGGCAAGTGCTTATTGTTTTTCATGGCGGCGCCATATGCGCCCCAGTTCAGCGCAGCAACGGGTTGAGAAGCCACGATGAGTAGTAAAGTAAACAGGTATAGACCCTGTTTTCCCTTGCGGTAAAAGGTATTCACCGTAGTGTGGCGGAGAGCCGTCTTGGCCTGAGAAGGCGTCATATTCAAGATGGTCTCTTTGTCTAGCGAAATACGACCAGGAGCCGATGCTGGCCGCTTTGGTGCCGATGTTCGGCTTTTGGTGACGGGTGCAGACCGCGCCCTGGAAACGCGCGGTCCCCTAACTTCCCTGAGGGAAACCATTTTAATATCAAGCAATATATTTATGTTGTATAAGTCGGAACAGATTCTGTTTAACAGCGTTGTTGCTATTTCCGGCGTTACTACGGATAGCTCTATAGGCTAGCATGGCGTGTCCACCAAGAACTAGGAGCGTCACGAGCGCCGCCACTGAAAGCCGCGCCAGAACCTTTGGATCGGTGTGCCTAACAAAATTTTTCGCCTCTTGCTTGTTTGAAAGAGAATTCAGGCTCGCCATGGCGCGCTCACGGGCGGCATTGATGTTCTGCTGCCGGTACCGCGCTGCGCTTTGGCGCGCTTGGTTTAGTAGCCGCCTCTGACGCGCCAACACCTGTCGGGGTATCATGGTGTGAATCATTTAAATTACACTAATATTTATTTAGGAAGGGAGCGTCTCACTGTTGGCTCAAATGTCACCATATAGGGGTTGGCCTTCAGCATACTTTTGATTTTTGGACGAAGGGCTGGTGGGTAAACGTTCAACCCCCGTCTCCCGGTGTTCCGCGCCGCCTCAAGAAGGCGTATGGTTTGCGCATTTAGATTTAAATTAGGATTTATAGGCACTCCGTGCATAACCTTTGACTTGATGTTCCTATGAAATCTGAAACCACGCGACTCTAGGACGCGCGCCTGCTCAGGGGTGATGCGCGGGACAAGCCCTACGTGAACGGGCCCCGTCTTTCCCCATGAAACGTACACGGGGCGCGCCTTCACAAGGTTCTGCCCTATCACACCACCCGGAGCGAGTTTGCGTTCAATTTCTGAAATACCTTTGAAAAAGGGGGTGTATGAACGCGGAACCTCCACCGCCAGAGATCTGTTACTCAATGGTCCCGTACGGAAAGTAGAATGATAGTATGGACCATGGTAGCCACTGTAACTTGCTACACGCGTCTCTGGAGGCCCTCCTGGTCCGCCCATCCGTGGCTGGTTGCGGGGGGTGCTGACGCGCGCACCGCCGAGCGCCGCACCGAGAGCCAAAAGACCGGTGAGACTCCGCGCAAGTCTACTGGCGCTACGAGGCTTGGATTTCTTCACCGTCTGAGCACGGCGGACTGGCGATAACCGAACCGCTGCAGGGGCTGAACGAGTTTTTGGCGATGACAGCCTATTCACGCTTCTATGGACAGAAGCCGACCGCGTCACCATTTATTATAAGCAAGGAAAATTACATGCTCGTTTTGAATGACTTGGCGTACTTGCGGCGAATCCACAACGCGTCAGACTTGTATATGCGAGACGCGCGGGGAAGAGTCCGCTTAGTCAGAACGCTGATGGCGATCAGGCGGCGCATCACTGACAGGGGCTTCTCACCCTTGATGATGCCCTTGCTGAGAGCCTTGTAACGGTTGGTCTTCGCCTCTACGGGGTGGTACCCGTACTTGGTGAGCATACCGCCCTTGAGCTTGCCGATAACCTTTGTGCTCTTTCCGGACGCACCGACGTCTTTGGCTGGCACGGCCGACACGCGGCTTATGCCAGCCTTGCGGACGTAAGAATAACCAGCGCGACTTTTGGTGGCTTTGACGCGAACAACGCGCCGAGTGGTGCGTCGAACGTGGCTAGAGCGCACAGAGGATTTCATTGTTATTCTCTACTGGGAAAAATTCTGAGAATACCCCTTGAGAAACATCTTGAGCTTGCTGTCATTTGACGCGTTAAAGTCGTACACGTCATCACCTTCTACACTGATGTCTAATACTGGCCACTCATAAGTGTGTCGCAATTTCATAGTAGAATAGAGGATACTAATGGCGTACGTCTTGAGATCCTTGACCTTTTCCAGTCGTGACCAAGCAAGTTTCATGGAAAAAACATCATCTGGATTTTTACCCAAAAATGGAGCCCCGGGAGTAACCTCCGCCGATCCACCGTCTATGTAGTTCCATCCATCCTTCAATTTTACACTAGAAAACAGGAACGGTATGGCGATAGTAGCGCATACCGCGTCCAAAACGCTCATGGAGGGCGTCGCATCCACTGAAAAATAAACGGTCTTCATAAAGTCTACACAGTAAGCGGATACGTGTAGCTTTACGGGACACCATTCATAGAGTTCCTGAAACGTAACATCCTCTTTATCAATGAAGAGTCGGCACGCGTCAGCGAGCACCTTGCGTATTTTTAAGTAGGGTATTAGTCCATAGTCTTTGAGAAGGACCTTTATATTTGGTTTCATAATCTGTTTTAAGGGGACTTTGAGAGCATAATCCAGAACTTTTGTAGGGTCGCCTTTTGTTAAGCAAAATAGGAAGCCGAGCAGGCCGCCTGCCGACGCCCCTGAAATCGCCTCAAGGTCATCAAGGTGCCCTTCCCTCTTGAGTTTTGATATTACTCCTAGATAAAGAAAGAAACCCATCGCACCTGGACCTATGACGAGGTTTTTCATCTACTAGTAGAACTGAGGAAAGAAGCCCCGCAGTGACGCGAACGTGATGGAGAACACCACAGCGTGCACAATAACCTGCACGAGTCCCGTCTGTCCTGAAAAGAATGCACCGCCCGACGCCGGTGGGAGGGTGAGCAGCACACCTGGGGTCAGCAACACGAACAGGATGGCCGGGACAATCAGGTCGGCTGTGGTCATGGTGAATTTAAAAACAAAATTGATGATGGCCCACGAGAGGATGGCAAGAATGAGCGCATGAAACAGAACCTGTGTCAAAAGTCCAGAGCCTGGGGGGAGACTCGTTATCAAACCTGGACTCAAGAGGGCGAACAGGATGGTGGGCACCAACACTTTGGGGCCGGTAATGTCAATCATTTATATTAGCTGAGAATCAAACCAGGAGTAAAAGCTCTCCGCCTGGACCCGATCAGAGATGGCCGGGACATCCTTGATTTTGTTCCAAATTGGTTCACCATAAAACGACTGTTGCTTTGGAATCCACTTGCTGCCATCCATAACAAAATTGATGAAGTTTGGATAGTTGCAATTTCTGTCAAAAATAAGATAGTTGTCGTACGCGAACTCATTGATTTTCTCCCATGCGAACAGGAGTTCTTCCGAGTACAAATCTTGCCAACTCTCATCGTCAATATACTGATCAAATTCATCAGAACCATCAGAGTCGTAAGCGTAGTGGTCGCCCAAATAGGCATCGCGTGAGTATTCGTCGTTGATACCCATTTTTTACTTAATATATACACGTTTCAGTCCTCTAAGCCAGGTCTTTGAGGCCCGATACGGAGACGCCTGATTTTTCTTGTACTGGAGCGGCGTCTAGGATCGCCTGGAAGGCCCCCTCCACCTGGGCCTCGTTTCCACCGAAAAATGATGCTAGACCCTTCTTAATCACATCCTTGGTGATCCCACCACGTGTTTTTTTAGTCTTTAGATTAACCTTCACCTTGTCGTGAACTCTGACTGTATCAATTTCGTTTTCTTGCATATGATGAGTCACAAACTGGCGAAGATCCTTCTCACGTTTATTCAAAACACCGAGATCTTTGCGAGCTGCGGCCAACTGGGCTTTGAGACCAACCCACTCGGTCATGGCTGTTTTAAAGTCCATTATACTATCTTACATCATTATTTCTTTAGGAAAATCTCGCATTTATCTCTGGACCAAGACGGATAAGACTCTTGCACACGGTCTGACTGAACTCTATGATCTCCAACGTTAAATATCTTACATACAAACGCTATGTTTTCTGGATAATACCCCTTTCTTGGGTCAAGACGTTCTATAGAAAGTGAAAGATCATTTCCAGTACCGTACCCCAATTCAATACCAGAATATGCACATAGTCCCTTTTGGTCTTTTAGTATTTTCACGAGTCGCTCTAAATCTATATCATAAATAATATCTAACATATTCCTGTTTTTCTTTTTAGTCCAGGCTTTAGCATTCATTTTAGCTGCGTACATCTTCTGACGTAAATGAACTAAATCTATCTTTCCTTCATGAATTGAAGTAAATCTATAACTTTTGATGTTTTCATTACTATAATCAACATCCAAGTCTTTTGGTAAGTTTCTGAAATATTCAACCTTTTCAGAGGTCCATTGATCTCTTCCATTCAGTTCAAGACATATCAAACATGTGTTATCCTGTGTATATCCTTTTGTTGGGTCCTTGCGTTCAAGAGACACTTGCCAGTCGCCAAGTAAATTCATTGGGTGTCCTGAATAAGCACACTCACCTCCCTGAGACTCCCACATATTTTTCAATATATCAACCGATAAATCAAAATCATATTTTTTTAGTTTACTTCTTTGCCTAGCTGAAGCACATAAACGCGATAAACGCCCCCTGAGAGTCTCGGTTACAAGCTTAGTAGAACATTTCTTGCTACATTCTTTACATGTGTAAGCGAGCCCATCAGGTGCGCAGTTCATTTTATGAAACGCTGTAAGATCTTTATCGTCTTTACAGACGTTACACTTTTTCATTTACTGGTATATAGAAAGAAATTGTTTAACTCAAGCGTATTCGTAATCGATCTCAAACTTGGGGCGCATCACGTCTGGGGGGATCGTGCTGAGGTTGAAGATGCTGACTGGGGTGCGGGGGTTCAGTGGCTCCGAGCGGATGTCCTGGTTGGCGTTACGCAGAACGCCGCCCAGGGTCTCGGGGTAACCAATCTGACTGCGGGGATCCAGGTAGTTCTGGTTACCCAGGATCTTGTCTGGGCTGAACTGACCAAAGTCCTCGGTCGCCACAACGTCACGGGGAATCAGGCTGGCGGACGACACGGTCTGACCGATGTCGTCGCCCATGGAACCAACTGGGGCGGGGCGGATGGACTCGGCTGCCGCTGCGCCACCACGGGTCACAGAGGCGGTGCCCAGGTTAAAGCCGCCCACCGCCTGGCTTGGGGCGGCTCCGAAGTTGCTGCGGCGGCCCCCGAACAGGAGGAAAAGAATGATCACCACGAGGACAACGATCGCTAGACCCTTGCGATTCATTTTTATAAGGTTGCGATATTTTTTGTATAGTCCAGAAAATCGGCTGGGTCCTCCTCGTCCTCGGGATCGTCCGTGAACATATAGTCCT